TCCATTCCGCAACTTGTCTGCAAATTGTCAGGATTAAATTCACCAATACTCCAATTAGTAAACACAACACCTTCTGCTTTATCTAACCAGCCGCCTAATATTTTATGACTATACTTTTTAAAGTTATTATGCCTTATAGTCTTAATACGCTCTAAGAAGCTCGTAGATAGATTATCTTTATTGTCTAGGTATGTACTGTGTATATAACATACATTGCCTTTAACGCCATTAAAACCTGCCTGTACGCCTTTGCTTTCAAAGAACCTTCTGTATATCCAATGTTCTTTAGTGACAGGATTGAGTATAAGTATGATTCTATTTTGCACATCTTTTTCTCTAATACTTAAATCAATAGTATCAAATATATCTTCGTCTATTAACTCTTCTGCTTCATCTAACACCCAACAGCTTATTCCTTGTAATGACTTTAGGCTAGCAGTCTGATTACCTGCTGAAGTCTTTATACCTCTAAATAGTATATCGCTCTTATTGCCTAAGTTTACAACCTCAGCTTTATTAACACTAAATATCTTTTCAAATCCTAATAGACTAATCTTTTCTAAAAATTCAGGTATTATAGATAAGTGAGCAGATACCATTGTATATCTTGTAAATAATACTCTTATGTTTTTAGACATTGTAAGTAATGTCAGAAATACTGTAACAGCAAATGATTTTCCAGAACCACGACCACCTGTTATTATAAAGTATCGTGCATCAGAATTAAATAGTGCTTGATATTTCTTATTCAGTTTCAGTTTCTACAAAGTTTATTAGTGGCATATTAATACTTTCATCATTAGTAGTTACGTCTACTCTTTGTTGTGGTTTACCATAAAAATACTCAAAGAATAATTTAACTGCCCATTGTTCTTTTTTATCTAATCCTTGTTCTAAGGACTTTAATGCCTTACTATTCATAGGAGTCAAATGCTCTATTAACTTTTGCTCCTCTGCTTTGCTTTTGCGTCCTGCACCTTCTCTTTTACCTCCGTGTGTACTCATCTTGAAAAAACTTGATTATTCAACTTGTTTATTATATAATGTAAATTATTCATATTCATTTGGCAGCATTAATCTTATATTTAATTCACTCAAAGCCCATATTCTAATCTGCTCTGCATATATCTCAAACTCTTTAGTATTCATTGTAGCTGTGCTATTGATTACTTGCAGACCTACTTTATTATTATTTACTTCTATACTTTGCCACTCACTTGCAAACTTTACTTTAAGTATATCGTGCATCTCATTAGGATAGTAACCTAATTCATCTGCTAACATTTGCACTATGCACTTCCAATAATAATTATTTTGCATGATAGACCTGTTATTACGTTGTTTCTTTACATCTACTATATAATCATTGCCTAACTCTTTTAAATAGTTTATCAGGCTTTGCTTATCTTTATTATCCTTTATTACAAACTTCATATTTAACTATCATTGCCGTCTAATAATTTTTCTTTAGTGTCTTTCCATAGCCTATCTTTATTCTTACTTAATGATTGCTCTGTACGTCTTAAAGTAGGCATACCGTCTACAGGCTCGCTATCCATATATTTACCACAACTACATATAGCTTCTTTGCATACCCATTTACCATCTCTGTGTACGATAGTAGCTTTACCTACTTCTTTAGTTTCTTTACAGCATTCGCATTTATATAGTGTCATCAGTTAAATTTTCTAATTCAAAATGTAGATGATGTATAGCCTTTTTAATATCTTGTATGCCGCCATCATCATGCTTATTCTTGCTTCTTAAAAGATATGTTACTGCTGTTCCTATATTGTAAGTCAAGTCAAAATTCATTACGACATCTATAGCCATGTAACCTTTTTTCCCTTTATAATATTTTGGTATTTTATTTTCCACTTTTGTGTCTTTTTAAATTTTTGTAAAATTCTTTTTTTTCGTGTTGTTTAAGTTTATAATCTAATATCATAGCCATAATAAATATAACCATAATTATAATGCCTAAACAAAAAAGCGTAAATTCTATCATTGTGTATTGTATTTGTTATATAGTTTTTTTATTCCGTCAAAACAAGTTGACAAGCAAGAACCACAATTGGTATTAGGATTGTAGCTAGTGCCATATATAGTGTTGTAAATATCAATCATCTTGTTTTTAGTTTTTACATCTTTTGCTCTGCCTGTTTTTAAATCTTCCCATAATATTATTATTTCATCGATTATGTCTTGCGGTAATTCATCAGGCTCAGGAATACTTGTTGTTTTATTCCAATATTTTTTAGGGCAGCTCATAGGAGCTAATCTTGCTTTTACTTTCATAAAGCATTTGCATATACCACAATTGCCTAATAGGCTTAAATAATGGTCACAGGACTTGCATATTGCAATTCTATCTTGATATATATTATCAGGAACAAAAAATTTCATTTACTCCACTTCCTTTTGTATTTATTATTTTTTGGACATTCAAATCCAAACATCATTATCCAAGTATTATTTTTTATAGGATTATATAACTTAACTTTCTTCATTTAATTTTTCTTTTAATATTGTTCTTACTTTATCTATTGTGCTAAACAAACTATTTCTACTAATCTTAGTTTTTTTAGCAAGACTATCTAATGTGTTTCCTTCATAATAATATAACTGAAAAATCTTAGAATCATACCAAGAAAAATCTTTTTCTAATGTATTATCTATTTGTTCTAATTTTTTCCATCTATTATCTACTTCTTCATTAGCAACATTCTGTAGGCTTTTATTAATATTATTATCAAAGTATTTATTGTCATCACTATAAGTACAATTAAGAGTATAAATAGAGCTGTCAATATGCGTGTAATATTTTTTGTATTTATAATAATATCTACTGTATTTACTGTTTAAAGACCTGCTTATTACTACTGCACCATATTTAATTATACCCTGCTCACCATCTTTTTCCCAAATCTCTTTTAATGTTGTTGGATTCATACTTAAAAAATACAACATCAACTCTTGTACGACTTCATCTACTTCGTTTTTGTCTTTTGTTAGACCATAAGTCATTTCCCTAAACTTGTCTGATAGTTCAGATATTTTTTTGTAAATATCATTCATCAGTAGGCTCAATTTTTTCTATCTTATTGACTAATTGCTCTAACATCTCAGCTAATACTACTCTATAAGCTCTTATCTTAGCAGAGTTCCTTTTTGTTTCAATACCTGCAAAATATCCTTGCACCATTACTGAAACGTTAATAGGTATAATCATTAACCAATCCCAATAGTTGTTTTCCTTTGCACCTTTTCCATAGTTATTATGATACTCTAAAATAACATCTAAAACTTCATTATAACTTTCGTATCTTGTTGGGTTACTTACATCTTGTACAAAATCATCACACATTGTAAGATAGGTTTCTACTGCTTGTTTATGTTCTTCGTTTGCATATATTGGCAGTATCATACGTCAAATTTAATAAAAAAGTTACTCTAATCCTTTTTCTTTTTTTAATTTATTAACAATCTTTTTGTAATAACTTATCTTTTCTTCGTAATCTACTCTTGACATTTTTAAATTAGACCTAGACTTAAATTGCATTTCTTCAGCAGTTCCTTCTCCATATTTAGAATCTAAATGAAGTCCAAAACGATACTGTTCGCCCTGACCAAAAAGATTGTCAGCAGGAGACTGTGGTTGTACGTTTATTTCGCAGTATCTTGTAGCCATATGCCTTCTTGACATAAAATGTCCTGCGTGCATTTTTTTGTAGTGATAAACTCTGCCTGATGTAAAGCATTGTACCATACCATAATCATTACAATCTCTAAGCCTTATATAAAGGCTAAACCATTTATCTAGTTCTTTTTTTAGCTTACTAATAGACTTTTTAGTATTCGTCATAACTACCTATAGTATATTGTTTAGGTACTTGACAAGACATATGCACATTATAGCCTAACTTTGCTTTCATTTTATTTTGCTGAGTAGTCTGTCTTTCTTTATACATATCACCTCTTAATTCTACATTTTCTTCCTGTACTTTTCTACGCATTCTTGTCAGTCCTTCTACATTATGCAGCTTGCTTTGTGCAAACATACATAGAAATTCATAAGCAGACATTTTGTTAGTGTCCATTCCTTTTTTTTCTAGTTCATTAGTCCAAAATCTAGCGATTAGTTTAGAATCACTATCTCTAAGTCTTTTGTCATTAGTTAATAGTTTCTTAATTTCTTCTTTTGTTTTCATTTTTTAAAGTTTTAGAAACTATACAAGCAAAGAAGATTCCGCACACAAGTATAACTGCTCAGGTTATTTATTATGAATTTAACTTTGCTCATATAGTTTAGTTAATGTTTTAATTCTCTTATAATCCACATCACAACTGCTGTTATTAATACCCAACCTATCATTTTATTTTATTTTTTAGTTTATAATATATATAGCCTGCAAAAGGAGTTCCTAGCAATAATGTAATCAAGCTAGGGTGTGGTTCACCGCATACTCCTGTCATATGTTTTAAAAACTCTATCATTTTAAAAGCTTTACAGGTTCTTGGTAATATAATACATTTTCTTTTGGTTTGCCAAGCGTATGTACTTCATAATAAGCATTGTCGCACATCTCTTTCATTTTATACGTCCATTTATAAAACGTACGAATGTTTAAAAAAGGTTCATCTTTGCCAAATCTTACGCCATAATGAAAAGCGTTTTGCACTTGGTTAAAGGTCATATTACCAAATCTTTTTTCATTGATTAAATCACTTGCAAATATCTTACTAAGACTAGCCATAGTTTGTGGGTCTGTTTTATGTCCTATTTCTACACTTGTCTTAGCTACTAAGTCTAAGACCTTTTCAGTTAGTTCTTGTAAGTTTTCTTTTTTTAGTGGTATCATAATAATTTTTTAGCTTCTTGCCAAGCATTTATTTGACTATCTAGCTTTGACATTGTTGGTTTTGTTTTATTCCATTTAGTTTCATTTTTCGCCCAACGCAATAATCGTAATTTTATTTCAAATGTAGACTGTTTTTGAAATCTCATTTTCTTTTTTCCTTCAGTCCAATAATTAATAAAGTCCTCTAACATACCTTTAGGATAATCAAAAGTCATAACCTCAGCAATAAATTTTTCCTTTATAGTTATATTATTACTTGTATTATTATTACTTGTATTATTCTCTTTGACTATTTTGTCGTTAGAGCTAACTACTTTTTTGTCAATACCTATAATCCTTTTAATGATTTCTTTCTTTTCATTACGCTGAATTTCTATTGTAATAAAACCTAATTTTTTTAAATCAGATAGCCATCTAGATACTGTATTTTTGCTTACTCCATATAATTCAGCGAAGTAATTATTACTTGCGTAGCAATACCCTAGCTTATTACTTAACGCTGTTATCTCTCCATATAAGAGCTTTGCATTAGGTTTTAAGCTAGAGTATCTAACCTTTGCAGGTATTATCGCATAGTAGTTAGGCTTGTCTGTCATTTAATAACTAATTTGTAATTACAATTTGTCATAGCTAAAGTAATTAATTCTAATTGATTAGAAAAATCTCTATAAGACACCTTAACATCAACACCTACTTTCCCTGATTTTACACTAATAGTAGTTTGTTTATTATCACTATTTCTTACACCATTAGACCTTAGATGGTCTCTTAAATGTAACATATCTTCAAAAGTTCTTTTAGAATTTTTAATGTCAGCATAAGAATTAAATATTTTATTAAATAAATCTCTATACTCTGGAAAACTTCTATAATTAGATTTGTGCATATTAACATAGTAATTTATTAAAGTCCTATCTCTGTTTATGCCTTTTGCAATAACATTATAATGAGTTTCATCTAACATATTAGATACTACGCTGACAACCATTCTAGGCACTTGTAAGGCTCTTTTCCTAGACTTAGAAGCTAATGAACCTTGTTCTAAATCTAACATATTAGTAGTCATTTGACATAAAGCTTTAAAATTATCTTCTTGCTGTATTTTAGAAAGGCAGGTTGTCTTCATTTTCTTGTATGTTTTTAGGTGATTCATTATAAGAATTAAATGTTTTATTAAAAGAGTCTTTTATTTTAGCATTTGTAGTTAGTTTTGGAGCTTCTTCCATTACCCAATCAGTAAACTTCTGAGCAACTTTTAGAACATCTTCTGCACTACAACCTTCATTGCAGAAATCAACTGCTGCTTTTAAGCTAGACTGCTTTACAATCATTTTTTGTACGTTATCGTCTTTTTTAAATCCACCCCCAAAAGATTGTGGCTTTTGATATACAGGTTTTACTTTAGGAAAATTACCGCCTATAAACTCGTATTCAGTTTCTTGTCCGACAACAAACTTATCTTGCTCTCTAGTTTTAGAAGAATATTCTCCGACATCTCCATTCTCAAAACCAATCTCATTTTTATACATTAATCCGAACTTACCTTCCCAAGTTCCATTAGGCTGTGCTGATGTTACTTTACTTTTTTTAATCATTTTTTGTAGTTTTAATATTTACTAATTTGTAGGCATTAGTATTCGCCTCATTTTATCTGTGTTTAAAAACCATTCAGGCAAAGATATATTTATTTCTTTAACATCTTGATGATTGACATTTACGTCTTTTGAATGGTCTATTGTTATTATCTTTTTTGGAATCCATCTATTACGCTTTTGATTATATCCTATAAAGTGAATACAAATAGCGTCAGGCGTTGTATGTACTATTTTAGCCAATGGATAACCTTCTATTATTATTCTGTTCTTGAATTTTAGTAATTCCATCTTGTAACATCTTTATAGTTATAGTATTGAGTTTTTGCTTCAACAAATAAATCTATAACCATTTCTTCTGTTAAATAACTGAAGACTTCATTAATACTTCTCTCCTCTTCTAAACTTAATAAAATAACAAATAATTTACTTGTACATTTATTAACCCATAAAGGTCGCTTCTCTAAAATATCTAATAATGATTTTTGTGCTTCTGTTCTGTTCGTAGCTTCTTTCATTTTGTAAGTTGTTTTCATTTCTGTTTTTTTTAGTTAATTTCGTTTTATTGCGTTTTGTTTCGCTAGTAATAGACTAGAGACTTTGTCTCTAGTTTCGCCCTTCTAGGCTCATCAGTATTACCCTTGCGTTAATTCTTCAAATATATCAAATACAGCGCTATCAATTAAAGTCTCTTCATTATAAGAGCCGCCTATAAATTCAACACTTAAAGGCAGAAAAAAAAGTGAGTTTTCTTTACAGTCATTCAAACCGCCAATTTTTGCGGTAACTTCATATGAGTTAATATGTCCATTTGTTTTAGTTGTCAGTATAAATTTTGGATTTTGTGCGTGGTCGCTGTAAGTTAGAACACATGAGATTTTTTGATTTTGTCTTTCTATTGTTTTAGTCATTTTTATAGTTTTTAGTTAATTTCGTTTTATTGTCTTTTAATTA